CGGCCCCCGCAGCAGTCGAGGCAGCAGCACCGGCACCGGCCCCCGCGCCGGAACCGGCAGCAGCACCGGCGGGCCGCCGCCGTCGGGTCGCGGCGTAAGATGAGTGGGGGCTTCGGCCCCCGCTTTTTTGATATGACAATTCTTTGGCTTGACTTTGAAACCCGCAGCCGGTGTAACCTACCCGCCGCTGGCGTTTACAACTACGCGCGCGACGCCTCGACCGAGGTGCTGTGCATGTCCTACGCGTTTGATGGCGGCGAGGTGCAGACGTGGCGCCCGGGCGACACCTTCCCCGCGATTGGCAACGCGCAAATCCGCGCTCACAACGCCGCGTTTGAACGTCTGATTTTCTGGTATGTCTTGTGTCCTGAGTTCGGTATCCCCGAGCCACCACTGGAGCAGTTCTATTGCACCGCCGCCCAAGCCCGCGCCAACTGCGCGCCGGGCAGTCTGGAGGACGTAGGCCGCTTCGCCGGTGCGTCCATGAAGAAAGACCATCGCGGCGCGCAGCTCATCCGCTTGCTGTCGATCCCGCGGGCTGACGGCACCTTCAACCACGACCCCGCGCTCATGCAGGAGATGATCCAGTACTGCGAACAGGATGTCCGTGCGATGCGCGAGATTAGCACCAGTATGCGTGACCTGTCCGACGAGGAGCTGGCCGACTACCACGTCAACGAGCGCATCAACGATCGTGGCGTGTTATGTGACACCGCATTGTGCCGCGCCGCCATGACCTACGCCGACGCCGAGCTGATCGAAATCCAGCAGATCGTGAGTGAGGTGACCGAAGGCGAGATCACCAGTGTGCGCTCACCGAAGATGCGCGCATGGGTACAGGCCCGCGTCGGCCCCGAGGCCATCAAACTGATGACGCTGCACGTCGATGGCAAGGTCAAGTATTCGATCGACAAGACCGTGCGGGCGAACTTGTTGCTGCTGGCCGAGGAAAATCCCGACGAGGTGCCCGCCGCTGTCGCCGATGTGATCCAGTGCGCCGATGACCTGTGGGCGTCGAGTGTCGCCAAGTTCAAGCGGCTGGCCGATCTCGCCGACGTCGACGACAACCGCGTCCGTGGTGCGTTCGTGTTTGCGGGCGGTAGCGCCACCGGTCGGGCGTCGTCGTATGGTGCCCAAGTGCATAACTTCACCCGCAAGTGCGCGAAGGAACCCGACGCCGTGCGCCAAGCAATGGTGCGCGGGCACCAAATTGTGCCAAACTACGGTAAGCGCGTCACCGACGTTCTCAAGGGGATGCTACGCCCCGCGCTGATGCCCGCCGCCGGTAACGTGTTGGTCGTTGCAGACTGGGCGGCGATTGAAGGCCGCGTAAATCCGTGGTTGTCCAACTGCCCCGCCGGTGAGGCCAAGCTCGACGTGTTCCGGTCGGGCCTCGACCCCTACAAGGTCAACGCCACCTCGACGTTTGGCGTGGCCTACGACGACGTGACCGACATGCAGCGCCAAGTCGGCAAGGTGCAGGAGCTGGCGCTAGGCTTCTTGGGTGGGCCGGGTTCGTTCGAGACTTTCGGGCGCGTCTACGGGGTGCGGATGACCGAGGGCGAAATCGCCCGCGCTATCTCGACTTGGCGTCGTGCTAACCCGTGGGCGATGAAGCACGGCCAAGACCTTGAAGCCGCCTACACCCGCGCGCTGCGCCACAAGGGGCACGAGTGTCACGCGGGGCGTGTGTGCTACCTGTTCGACGGTCAGCATCTTTGGTATTCCCTGCCGTCCGGTCGGGTGCTATGCTACCCCTTCGCCCGACTTGAACATGATGGTGTGTCGTACGCCAAGGCGTCGTGGAAACCGGCGGCCGATGCGACCGAATGGCCGCGCGCCCGTCTGTGGCGCGGCTTGGCCGTCGAGAACATCACGCAGGCGACCGCGAACGACATTCTGCGCTACTCGCTACGGCAACTGGAGGACACCGTTTTGCATATCCATGATGAAATTGTCGTCGAGTGCCCCGAGCGCATGGGTGATGCGATGGTGGCACGGATGCGGGAGGTGATGTGTACGCCGCCAGAGTGGGCCGCTGGCCTGCCGTTAGGTGTGGAGATTAAGGTGCAAACGCGTTACGGGAAGTGAAAAAACAACGGCCTGCGAGGGAGGGATCGCAGGCCGCCGAACAACCACCAACAAGGAAACGACTATGGACTTCTTAGAGTTTTTTGCATCTTTGGCTCCCGAGGGGGAGAGCGCGTTAATTGTCAAGCAAAAGCCCCGCACCGTCAAGGGTGTTGAGAGCTACACATGGCCCCCATTTTTGCCGGAGAAATACCGCGCCGGTGGCGCATGGTATGGCAACACCGGCAGCTTCATTCTCGACCGGATGCGTGACGGCAAACTGAGTGCTAGCGCGTCAAACTGCACGCACTGCTTGGTGCTGGTGCTGGATGACGTGGGCACCAAGGCCAAAGTGCCGCCGCTGGCCCCGACCTGGCGCATGGAAACCTCCCCCGGCAACTTTCAATACGGCTACGCCTTCTCCGAACAGCCGTCCTGTGGCGAGTTTACCGCAGCGATCAAGGCTATCGCGGAGGCCGGATATACCGACGGTGGGGCAACCAACCCCGTGAGAAATTTTCGTCTGCCGGGCAGTATAAACCTGAAGCCGGGCCGTGAGGCGTGGGCGTCGATCTTGACCGAGTTTGAACCGGCGCGTGAGTATACGTTAGCCGAAATCTGCACCGCCTTGGGCGTGACGCCCGCCGCTGCCGACACCGCCACCGTGCGCCGCGTCGATCTGGACGACGACGGCACCGACGACGTGCTGGCGTGGTTGTCGGAAGCCGGGCACCTGACCGCGCACGGCAACAGCGCCGGCTGGTGGGGTGTGGTCTGTCCGAACAACGCCGCCCACACCACCGGCGAGATCGAGGGCCGCTACATGCCCGTCAATCGGGCCTATACCTGCCTGCACGAGCACTGCCTTGAGTGGGATAGTGTGGCCTTCCTGACTTGGGTAGCCGAGCAGGGCGGGCCGCAGCACGCGCCGGGGCTACGCTCCGAACTGCTGGCCCCCGTGATGCAGGCCGCACTCGCCAAACTGAAGCCGGGCGACCTGTTCAGCGCATCGACCGAGGCGGGCGCGCTAATCGCTGCGGTCACGCGTAAGGAATTGGGCCGCGTCGAAAAAGCCGGATGGTATGCCCGTTTTGCTTACGTTCAGGATGACGAGTCGTATTTCGACATGGCCGACCGCCGCGAGGTGGGCCGGACAACCTTTAACGCCTTGTTCCGGCATATCCCGTGCTACTCCATACACGCCGGCTCAAATGGTGGCGCGCGCCGTGTCGAGGCGAGCATTTGCTACGACGAGAACCGCCAAGCGATGGGCGCGCCGGCTCTGGTCGGCATCACGTATTCGGCAGGCGACGACGTGCTGGTAACGCGTGACGGCGACGTGTTTGGCAACCGCTGGCGCGATGCGCGGCAGCCCGCCGGAGCCGGTGACGTGTCGATGTGGCTTGACCACTGCGCGGCGCTTATCCCCGTCGAGGCCGAGCGCGAACACGTGTTCGACGTGATGGCCTGCAAATACCAGCGTCCGAACGTCAAAATTAATCACGCCGTGCTGCACGGTGGCGACGAGGGGTGCGGTAAAGATACGCTGTGGGCACCGCTGTTGTGGGCCGTCTGCGGGCCGTCGCTACGCAACCGGGGTATTCTGGACAACGATACGTTAGGCTCGCAGTGGGGTTATCAGTTGGAGGCCGAGATCATCATCCTCAACGAGCTGAAGGAACCCGACGCCCGCGAGCGCCGCGCGCTTGCCAATAAGTTAAAGCCGATCATCGCCGCCCCGCCCGAGATGATCCCGATTAACCGCAAAGGCTTGCACCCATACCAGATGGTCAACCGCTGTTTTGTATTGGCGTTCTCGAACGATCCGGTGCCGATTAGCCTAGCGTCGCAAGATCGCCGGTGGTTTTGTGTGTGGTCGAGCGCGCCCCGGATGACGCCCGCCGCCGCCGAGCGCATCTGGCAGTGGTACAAGGCCGGTGGCTTTGCTGCGGTCGCTGGCTGGCTGGCGCGCCGTGACGTGTCGCGGTTTAACCCGTCGGCAGCGCCCGCGATGACGGAATTTAAGCAGAATCTAATCGAGCACGGCATGAGCATGGCCGAGTCTTACCTTGTCGAGATGCTGCGAGGCCGTCAGGGTGAATTTAGCGCCGGTGTCATCGGATCGCCCTTTCACGCCGTGTGCGACCGCCTATCGGGGGCCGCGCCCGGTGGGGTCAAGGTGCCCCAGGCCGCGCTATTGCACGCGCTGAAGGAGGCCGGCTGGGTAGACTGTGGCCGCTTGGCCGCGGTCGGCCTGCACACTAAAAAGCACGTTTTCGCCGCCGTTGACGTCGCCAAGCGGTACAGCAAGAGCGAGCTACGGCGTATGGTCGAGGGGCCGCCGCCGCCCGTTATGCTAGCGTCCGTAAAATGAAAAACGCCCCTTGAGGGGCGTCTTTTTTGTTGGTGGGATTGGCTACAGGTCGAACATGATCGCCAGCAAGGCGACACATAGCAGCGCAGCGAGGGCTATCATTCGTCGCTATCCAGTAGCTTGACCGCACGGTCTACCCATTCCAGATCGTCGTCGATCATGTCCGCAGCATCGCGTATGCACTGCCGCAGCTGTAGCCGTTCCTGTTCCAGATCGATAATCCGGCCCCAGGCCGTAGCAAGGGCGGTATCGCCCGCCGCGTACGCTTGTCTTTCCTGTTCTTCGGTGGTTAATTGCATTTTTACACCTCTCTCGTTCGATGATAAACCGGCCCCGCGATAACGCCAGAGCCGCTGGTTGATTTCTTTCTGTACGTCCTGCGGCACGTTTTACAGACGAAAGACTGGCCCGCCGCGCGCTGGATTGTTTGAAAACCTTTCCCACCGCAATGCTGGCAGGTCATATCAGGCGGTCTAATAGCGTTTTTCACATTCATCGGCAGACTACCGCCGCGCCGATTGCCAGCGCCAGCGCCGTGGCGGACATGGCAAGCGCAAAGCATAACAGCGCCTGGGCGAGCGTTTCGCCCGCTTGCGCGGGCTTTTTCATGTCTCGCATATGATATAGCATGGTTACGCCACCTTTTTATTTTCAGTAAGCGCCCGCGCGAACGCGTCCAAATCGCGCCCATAGGCGCGCTTTTGCTCATCTATGGCGGTCAAAGTGTGCGCCAGCGCGTCAACGGACTGCATTGTGCGGCGCATGTCTTTTTCCGCAGCAGCGCGCGTTTTCCGGCAATCGTCCAAGCCTTTACGGTCAATAATCGTACCGAACAAATCGAACACGACGGAACGAAAACCGCGCGCCGTGTGGTCAGGGTTAAGGCTAACGGATTCGACCAGGCCGAACAAAAGCCCGTCAAAATTAATTGCGGTCAACAAAACACGCGAACGAAAACAACGCAAGGTCGCATCGTCAACGTAGTGCGTGCGCCCTTGCAGATTACGCTGCGCGTTGTATTTTGGATCGTAGGATTGATCGTCGAATTTTTGCATGATTTTACCCTTCAGAGTAGGTTAGTTTATTGGCCCGCTCAACGCGCGCCCGGTTACGCCCGGTCCAGAACCAGGCGTAACGCGGTCGCGTGCTATGCTGCGGCTTTGGCCTTTTCCGCGTGCAGCGCCGGATAATCTACCTGCTCAGTTATTTTAGCCCGCGCCCATTCTGCCGCGCCAATGTCGCCCGGCTCACCCCTCATCGGCATGATGACCGCAAAAGCCTGCGCGCTAAAAGTGACAAGCGCAGGCCCGTCGCCGTTCTGCGTGAAATTAATACCGTACTTTTTCGACATGCCGAGATCGACGGCGGCGGCTTTTGCGCGTGCGAGATAATCGGGGTCATAATTTCCGGCAAGGCCGGATAGCGCTTGCGGGATCACGCGAGTATAGTCTGGATAGCGCCATTCGACGACGCGGAAAATAACGACGTTGCCGCACCATTCTGCGCGATGCTCACCTAATGGATCGTCGGACGTGGTGACGACGACTGGGGCATCGTTCGCGCTTTTATAGCTTGCTTTCCAGCTCAAAATAACTTTGACGGTATCAGCGGGCATTATGCCCGCGAACGAGCCTACATTATCGCCCTTTGCATCGTCAAAGCCTGCAAATAAGGTGTGGCCATCCGTCGCGACAATGCGCGATTGCAGCTCGTTCGATTCGATTAGCAGGCCCTTGAGATAATAGCGGGTATCGTTGATCGCCATAAAGCGGCTTGCGGCTTTTAATTTGGTGCGGTAGAGGTTTACGGTAGCCATGATTTTTTGCCTTTTTAGGTTAGTTTACTAACATGCGCGCACGGAATTGTGCGGGCATGGATACAGCGGTTTTAGAATTTACGCTTGCGCGGTTTCTTTTGCAAGCCTTTTGCTTTTGCTTTCTTCGCACGCAGCCAGGTATAACCTGCACAGCGCGCTTACTTCGTCAACGTCGGCGCTGATATTGTCGCCGTACCCGTCGCACGCCTCAGACCACACGCCATCAGCATCATCAGGCATGAGCTGTACGGCCGTGTGCAGTTTAAGGCGCTTGCCTTGCCCGGCGAGTGCGTGCAATTCTTTTTTGTACGCCAGGCCCGCCGGGTAAGCAGCTTCCCATTTTGCTAACGCTGCGCGTGAGCTGGCGTACGCGCTGGCGGGCGTAAATTCCGGTTTAATCGTGCTGTACAGTTTCCAACCGTCGCCGTAATTTTTCAAGACCTTGCCGTCGCTCATATACGCCTTGGTGCACGTCGTGTATACGATCCGGCCGACTTCGTCGCCGTGTGCTGATAATTTAGTCATTTTGCAAGCCCTTTCAGTTTAGTTTATCGTTGTGCCGCATCGCCCATTATACAGGCTCGTTTTCAATTTGCAAGGACTTTTAGTGTAGATAATTGCAAATAGTTTCGACGTGTGAAAATAGGCCGAAAAAACGCGATTTTATGGGCAAAATGAATTGCTCATATTGGCTATGCAAAAACGTCGCGCTATCATAGGGGAGATTGGCATTATTGGCTATTTATAGTTAGACGTCTGATTTTTTGTATTTGGTATATATGAGCCTGACGCGTCAATTCTGCGCGTTTTGGGAGCGACTTTCCGCGGTATGCCCAGATTGCCAAGATGACCCATGCTTGCCAAGCCTACACGCATGTATTCGGCTTGCAAAATACAATATGCAAGCAAACTACATACAAACAGCCTGCCTGCCTGCGTGCCTGCCTGCGTGCCTGCCTGCGGGCCTGCCTGCCGGCCTGCCTGCCTGCCGGGCTGCGTGCCCGGTGGCTGGTGGCTGGTGGCCTGCGTGCCGCTTGCCCGAATCGAGGGGGGAGGGAGGGCCTTGAGCTAGGCGTGTCGGTCACGGCACCCCCCACGAACAATTTTTTTTAAAAAATGCAAACACGCATGTAGACGCCTTGCAAACCACAGCCCGCACATCAGCCCGCACATCAGCCCGCACATCAGCCCGTACATTGCCCGCACATTGCCCGCACATGCAATAGGTCAAATTGTCCTATTGGCAAACAGAAATCAGTCGTGCTATAAACGGGCTATGTTCAAGTCACTCCCATTCACACCCCGCGTCGTCAAGGCGACCGAGCAGCGTTTGAACGCTATATATGCTGCTTCTAATTTAGGGTTAAAAGGAGATGCACTGGCGTTGGCAGCGGGGATGCTGCCTACGGAATACCGCCAATTGTGCCAATTTGACCCAATGGCCGAGATGGCTGCACAAAAGGGCAAGGCCGATAATGAACTGCAAGCCGCCCGGCGACTGAACGAGGCGTCTGAAGGCGGCGACGCCAAAGCGAGCCTGGCGATCTTGCAGCATGTGCATGGTTGGACGGCCAAAACCGAAATCAGTGTGGACGTCTATCAGAAGATCAGTGTGCTGACTGCCTTGGAAGAAGCCCGCGCAAGGGTGATCGAAGGGCAAGCTACCGAAGTTTTCCCCCAGTCCATAGGACAAAATGCAACAGCCCATATATAAGTCAGACGAAGAACAGAAGTTGATGGTGGAGCTGTGGTCACCCGCACTTGCGGACGACCCCGAAGCGTTTGTGTTGTTTGCGTTTCCGTGGGGGCAGAAGAACACCCCGCTGCACAAGTTCAAAGGGCCGCGCAAATGGCAGCGGGAAGTGCTGCGCGACATCAAGGCGCACATTGCAGGGAACAAAGGCAAGATTCAGATGGACACCCTGCGGGAGGCGGTGTCATCAGGGCGCGGGATTGGCAAGTCTGCATTAGTCTCTTGGCTGGTGCTGTGGATGCTGACCACCCGCATCGGCGGCAGCGTCATCATCAGCGCCAACTCGGAGAGCCAGTTACGGTCGGTGACCTGGGCCGAGCTGACCAAGTGGGCGGCGATGACCATCAACAACCACTGGTTTGAGATCAGCGCAACCAAGCTGGTGCCGGCGCAGTGGCTGTGCGAGCTGGTCGAGCGCGACCTGAAGAAAGGCACACGTTACTGGGCCGCAGAGGGCAAGCTGTGGTCGGCCGAGAATCCAGACAGCTACGCCGGTGTCCACAATCAAGACGGCATGATGTTGATCTTCGATGAGTCCAGCGGCATACCCAATCCGATATGGGAAGTCGGTGCCGGGTTCTTTACCGAGAACACACCCGATCGCTATTGGTTTGCCTTTAGCAACCCGCGCCGCAACGAAGGCTACTTCTTTGAGTGCTTCCACGCCAAACGGGCGTTTTGGAATACCCGCAGTGTCGACGCGCGCACCGTCGAGGACACCGACAAGCAGGTCTACGAGCAGATTATTGCGGAATACGGCGAGGATTCACCGCAGGCTAAGGTCGAGGTGTATGGGGAATTCCCCGACGCGGGCGAGGATCAGTTTATCAAGCCCATGCTAGTCGAGGACGCAATGAACCGCGACCGCTGGAAGGACACCACGGCACCGATCGTATTAGGCATCGACCCCGCCAGAGGCGGCGCTGACTCGACCGTGCTGGTGGTGCGCCAAGGACGCGACATTGTGGCGATCAAACGCTACTCGGGCGAGGACACCATGACGATTGTTGGGCGGGTAATCGACGCCATCGAGGAATTCAAACCCACGCTGTCGATTATTGACGAAGGTGGCCTTGGTTATGGGATACTTGACAGGCTGACAGAGCAGCGTTATAAGGTACGCGGGGTAAACTTTGGCTGGAAGGCCAAAAACTCCATTATGTGGGGCAACAAGCGGGCTGAAATGTGGGGCACCATGAAGGAGTGGCTGAAAACAGCATCCATTCCGAGCGACCGTCAGCTAAAAGCCGATCTGGTCGGCCCCATGAAGAAGCCTAACAGCAGCGGCACCATTTTCCTTGAGGGGAAAAAAGAAATGCGTAGTCGTGGATTGGCCTCACCGGACGCTGCTGACGCGCTGGCTGTTACCTTCGCTTTTCCCGTTGCACACCGCGAATACCGCGAGCCTGTGCGACGCGTTTCTTCGCAGTCTCCGAACGTAGTCAACTCATGGATGGGTTCTTAAAATGCCAAATCAAAATTCAATCGGTATTGCATACACCGATCAGGTCATTAACGGCGGCACCATTGACAACACCGTCATTGGCGGCACCACCAAGGCGGCGGGTTCGTTTACGTCCCTAACGTCAACGGGCGCGGTTACCGGCACGACCGTTTCCGGCACCGGCACCGTCACGGCGATCAGCGGCACCGCAATCACTGCGGGCGGCTCGGCTGCGCTGTTGGCAACCGCGACCGCCAGCTTTGGCGTGTTTTTGGGTTCCGGCGCACCAACGATCGCTGCGGCGAAGGGTTCGCTCTACCTGCGCTCGGACGGTTCAAGCACTAGCACCCGGCTGTATGTTAACTCGGACGGTTCGACCACTTGGGTTGCTGTGACCACGGCAAGCTAATATGCCGCTCGTCAAATCACCAAGCAAAGCCGCCTTCCGCCAGAACATTAAGGCGGAAGTGAAGGCCGGTAAGCCCGTGAAACAGGCGGTTGCCATCGCCTATTCGGTCAAACGCGAAGCTGCGGGCAAAAAGAAAGGCAAGTAGTGGCCTATCAAGACACGGGGATTAACGAAGCCGGCGCCGTAGCGTCAGGCGGCACTAAGCCCGACCGCGACAACGGCGACATGCTGGCGACCATGCGGACGCGCCTAACGATGGCAATCGCCGCGTATTCGGATTCCCGTGAGGATGAGCTGGACGACCTGCGCTTTCGTGCCGCCAGCCCTGATAAC